TGTCAAGAGAAGTGCGATAGTCTTTATTTAAAAGATAAAAAATGGGTTTGCCCAGAATGCTTTTTTAAGAAAACTTAAAGTTATTCACAGCTTATCAACAAACATCATAAAAACCCCCTTGCAATTAAGCTCGGGGGCTTTTATGGTTTTATTATGACAAACAAAAAACAATATAAGTATATTGCTTTCCCAAATCGCTGTCAATAGCGGTCTGGGATTTTTTATTTGTCAACAATTTAATAGCAAGAACTTGCGTTTAGGGCAAAAGCAAGGATAAAACTCGCTCTATAAAATAGTTTTGCGCTTAATTTTTTTAACTAATTTAAGCTAAAACGAAATTCTTTAAGGTTTAGTTGCGAAAGCTGGGAAAACAAGTTGTCCACTCTTGCCCAGCTCTCTGAACTGAATCGTAAAGAATCCGACTCTTGCTGTTAATCTAAACTCCTTTTTTCAAATTACTTGGCTTCAGAAGTAAAAGTGGAGCCTATTGTTATTTAATTTTAAATAAAAAGGAGCAAAAATGAAAAAAAGTTATCCACAGGGGTATTTTGTCAAATAAAAAATAAAAGAATAGGATTAAAATAAGCTGATGGCTTACGAGCCCGTTCTCACGAGGACGAATGTCAGCACTGATAACCTTACTGGGTTTTAATTAGTGTTGATATTTGTTTTTAAGAACGGGTTTTTTAATTTTCATACTTTCATACAATGATAGAAAAATTGAGCGATATAGAATTGGGACAGCTCATTGATAATAGATGGAATGATTCCTCCACGCTTTGGGATATAGTGGAAAAATCTTATATTAGTAATAAAAAACTCTGGCAGAATAGACCAGATTCAATCACTAAAATTCCCGAAGGACGAAGCAAGGCAAGAGCTAATAGGATATTTCTGGGCACGGAAAGCGTCATCACTAATCTTACGGCCAAGCCCTCAAAACCGGATACCTTGCCTCATCAAGATACGGAAGAAGCTAAAGTGTTGGCTGGAGATTTAGACGATTTTTTCATTGAGAAATATAAAAATCTCGGCTTGAAAGAGAAAATGAGGCGGAATTTGCGAAAGTTGTTTTTTAGCCGGCTGATGGTTTTTAAGATAATCTGGGACGAGGAACAAGATGATTTTGACATTAAAATTAAAGATCCCCGCAATGTCAGATTTTCCAAAAACGCTACTTCAATGTTTGATACCGAATTTGCCGTTGAGAAATGCTCCATTCCTTTGCTGGAATTATTTGAATTATTCTCCGAAAAAAAAGAAGCCATTATAAAAAAGACCGGCTATAACGAGAAGCAAGCGATGATTGAAAATCCGCAGATGGAGTATTACGAAGCGTGGATTGACGGCTGGGTGATTTATAAGTTTTACGAAATAATTCTTTGTAAAGAAAAACATCCTTACTGGGATTGGGACGGACTGCGAATGACCGCTAACGAGCTCTCAAGATTTAAAGAAGCGAACGGGGGAGAAAGACGAGTATCCGCAAAAATAATCCAAAATTCGCAAACGGAAAGAAAAAGTTCAGAACGAAAATATAAACAATACCTTTACAATTATTTTGATAAACCCATTCCGCCTTATGTTTTTGGCACTATTCTGGCTGATGATGATAAACCAGTGGGCGATACTTCTCTAATTGAAGAGGTGGAATCGTTGCAGGAAGAAATCAACAAAAGAAAACAGCAGATTTCCGATAATGCCGAGATGGTTAAAGGAGTATGGAAGTTTGATACGGAATTAGTCAAGGGCGTAAGCAAAGGCGAAGCCCAGTTGATGGCCAGCAAAGCCAAGACTGGAGGAGTGATTTACGGTCACGGTGTAAGAAATGGCGTAACCATAGATACCGGACGAGATTTACCCGCTTTTGTTAAAGATGATTTAATTCATTCCACCAATGAGCTAGAAAGCATTTTCGGCACTCAACCCACTTTTAGAGGGGAGCAAGGCCGACAAGAGACAGCTACCGGCCGAGCTATATTAAGAGAGCAGAGTTATCAGCGACTGGATGAATTGATAAGTTTGATTGATGAGATGCACCGCCAGATATACGGTTGGTGGTTTCAGATGGTCAAGGTTAAATATACCGATAAGCATTTAACCAAGTTATTAGGCCAAGAAAAAGCTTTGCGGATTATTGAGTTGATGAGGGACGACCTTAATGAAGGGCTGGAAATAAGAGTGTTGCCCGGACAGATTTTGCCAGAAGACACTTTTTACAAATCCGAGAGAGCCAAAGAAGAAGTGATAGCCGGAATAATTGACCCCTTAACATATTTTGAAGAAACCAAGCGCGACAATCCCGAGAAAGCGGCTAAACGACTGATAATGTGGAAACTTAATCCGTTCTCGGTTGTGCCGCTAACCCCCGAAGACCAACAAGCGTTAGCTCAAGCCCAGCAATTATTAGGAGGAGGCCAAGACCAAAAAGCCCAGCAATTAGCCGAAATAAGACAGCAAGCTGAAGATTTAATGGCTAGTCCCGAATTTCAAAATCAACCGCCTGAAATCCAAAGAAAGGCGAAGGAACAGAAAAAAGGTCAAATTAAAAATTTAACTCAAGCAAAATAAAATGCCATTGCCTAAAACTCAAAATGTCGGCGCTATAATGCACGAATTAAAAAAAGGCAGAAAAAGACCAAGAAAGCAGATGCAAGCGATTGCTCTGTCGCACGCCCGTGAAATGGGTGCGAATATCCCCGAAAGCCCGATTAAAAAAGAGTTAAAAAAGAGAGTCAAAAAGAAAAAGTAAATTTTGAAAAAGTCGCAATTATTAAATAAAGACCAAGCTGTGGTCGGCATCCCGCCATAAACGGGACAAGCCAAAACAGCAGTCTATATGGATGAAGAATTAGACCAAGACTCGGAGGAGTTAGATGATGACACTTCTTCTGAAGATGATGTTCAGTCTGATGAGGATACAGACGATACAAACAAAAGAGATACACAGGAAACTCTTTTTGAGATTCCTGGAGGCAGAAAAGTTGACGCTAACACTCTTGTTAAAGAGTGGAACGAAAATTTTATGCCAGATTATACCCGCAAGTCGCAAGAACTTGCCAAAATAAAAGGTCAACAACCTCCAAGCGAGGACAAAGCGCCGTTTGAAGACCCGAATTATAAACCGACTGATTATGCCCAATACGCCAAAGATATAATTTCTTGGCTTAAAAAACAGCAATTAGTTGAAACGGAGCAAGCCCAGAAAATTCAGCAAGACGCCAAACAGCAAGTAGATAATTTTGTGGCGGAAGCAAAGAAATCTGATAAGGATTTTGACGAAAAAGACTTTGCCGATTACGCCATAAGACATAAATTCAGAATTGACACGATGGATGAATTGAAAGGAGTTTATTCCGCTTATAAAGAAACCAGAGACGCTGATACGGGAGAAAAAACAAGCGATAAAACAAGGGTGAATATTAAAGGAGGAGGCGGCGAGCCCTCGGGTCCCAAATTCTCCGATATTCGGGCAAAAGGCGGTTCAATTTTTGACCAAGCGATGGAGGCATTACAAAGAATTAAAAAATAACTAAAATGCAATTCAGCGATACAATTCAAACAATAACTAGAGAAAGCATTGTGCCGGCAGTTTCCGACACCGTGCTTAAAAGCAATGTCGGACTTATGAGATTTTTAGGAAACGCTAAAAGTTGGCGTTCCGGATTTCGGCTAGATGTGCCGATTAAATATCAGAAAGCCACTACCGGAGGCATTGTGGAAGTGGGCGGATCTCTTGATACCACTCGTCAGGTGACGAGAGTTAAAATGCAGTTTCAACCGCAACGGCTTCATAAACCAGTAGTGATTGACGACATTGAGATTGCCGTTAATCAGGGAGAGGAAAGAATTTTGGAATTAGTGGCAACCGAGATGGATTCATTGGCGCAGGATTTAGCCGATGATTTAGGAGGTTATCTTTACACCGGCACTGGAGCGAGTGGAACTTCATTTGATTCGTTGCTAAATGCGGCAGATGATAGCACGAATTTTACAACTTATGGAAACATTTCTCGTTCAACTTACACATCTATCAAGGGTTATTATTTAGCTTCAGTTGGCGCTTTGGCACTTTCTGATTTAGCCACCGCTCACGACAGCGTCAAAGTGGGAAGTGCTTATCGTGGGGTGATTATAACCACTCCTTCCGTTGTCACTTCTTATGAGGGACTTTTACAACCGACCGTCAGAGCCAGTTATCAAGCTAACGGGTTTCCCTTGATGACCCGCACTGGAATGATTGCCAGTCGCCGAGCTTTGGGAGGCGATGTGGGGTTTGACTCTCTCTATTGGAGAGGCATTCCAATGGCCGGCGACTTCAAATGCACTTCAGGCAAGATGTTTTTTGTGGATGAAGACCATTTCGCTTTCTACGGCATGGATTTGGGAACGGTGGAAGGATACACTAAATTCAATACTTCTGAAGCCAGAGTGAAAGGCCCGCAGGCAATGCCAATTCCCAAAGGGTTCAATTATTCAGGGCCGATAAGAGCCACCGATATGCCGGCCACGGTCGGACATCTCTATTATGTCGGCAACTTTGTTTGCGACGACCCGAGACGGCTCGGCTCGCTTCACGGCGTAACATAAAGGTCATTATTATCAGCTTTTTAATTTTTCTGAAATATGAAAAATAAATGGATAATCGTAGGATTTATTGCGAATTACATTCTGTTGGCGATAATAATGATTGTGCTTTTTAGAGGCGGTGGAGGACTTTCTTTCGGGGCAATTGGCACTAAACTGATTGAAGATTATGTGCCGGTTGTAAAATATAACGAAGGACTTAAAACCGCTTTGCCAATTCAGGCTTCCGGCACTTTAGCCGTTACGGGTTCAACGCTTTTGAATGGGACAACCACTATCCCTTGTTCTTATGACGGGACTATGGCTCAAAAGAATTTCACGATGTCAACAGGAACGGCTAAAGCGGTTATTACCAATACTTGCGGGGCTAACTTAATGTGTCAGAGCGGCAATGTTTATTGGGATAGCACCGCCTTTTCGCCTTCTCTGGTATTGGCCATTGGAACATCAACCTCCGCCACCGGCTATGCCACCGGACTGATGTCTTCCACCACCATAGCTTCAACCAGCGACACCGCCTTAAATGTCTATTCCGGCAACCCCTTTATTTTGCCGATAGGCAGTTCAATTATAGGAGCTTTATCTGATTACAATACCACCGGAGCTTCTTCCACTTATTACACCAACTGGACTACGGAGATGGGATTTAGTTGTCGTTTAATGGGAGCGTAATTATCAACTTAAAATAACTAATTATGATTAGAGTAAAAGCTAAAGAAGAAATTGAATTAATTGTCTGCGGCGACAACCGTCTAGCTTTTGAGAAGGGGGAAGAAAAGAATTTATCAGACGAAGTGGCTAAGTGTGTTTTGGGACATCCCGGAGTTTCAAAAGTAAAAGACAAAAAAGATTTATCCGAAGAAGACGAAGAAATTGAAGATGAGGATGAGATTGAAGATGAAGATGAAATTGAGGATAAACCCAAAACAAAGAAAACCGCCAAAGGCGGTAAATCCAAATAGCTTTCCAAGGGGTTTTAGAACCCTTTTGGTGAAAGGTCGGATTTATTAGTTTAATTCCAAAAGAAAAAGATGCAGAATATAACTTTTCAGAGTTTATTTTCTACACCCACCGTTAAAGAAAGCAGGTTGAATAGCCAAGGGATGGACCCTTACGGCAGAATTTTTGAGTATCTGAAAGCCACTGAAGCAATCAGTCAGTATATGATTGTTTCCAATCCCGCTAATACTGATGTGGATACCGTGTCTTCTTCCGCAGACGGCGATTCGGATAAAGTTTATATTACCGAAGGTTCGGCTGGCTGGACTGTGGGAGATTATCAAGACCATTGGGGTATTGTTGATTCGGGAACCGGAGTCGGACAAATCTTCAAGATTAAAGACAACACTGCTGATACTCTTGAATTGTATAAAGACTATAAACTTACTACAGCTTTAGCTGTGGCTGATTCGGATATTGTCATCAGGCACGAACCAGATGCGGAAAAAGTGGCGGTTACCGTAGAAAAAACCCCGCTCAAAGGAGTGGCGCAGGTGGCGTTCGCTTCCGCAGATTACGGCTGGTTTCTTAAAAGAGGAATTGGCGGAGTATTGCTTGGCGGAGCCGGAACAATAAATGTCACCATTAAACCCGGTGATGACACAGAAGGAACGGGAGCGATAGTAGCTGACGGAAATGATTTGTTTGATATCTCCGTCATCGGAAGGATTTTAGTTGCCTCCGATACCGCTGATAAAGCGAATTTAGTGGATGTCAATATAATTTAATTTCTTGTGGGGAGGCGGGATTTAACCTCGCCTCTCTGAAAAAAACTTAATAAG